ACAGAAAATAAATCTCTTATTTCTTCTCTATAGGTCATAATTACTCCTTCAAATTCTCTCTATTCTCCCAAACATAATCCACAAAAATATTCCAATTCAACATCACCTGATCGTACACATCAATCTTTATTTCATCTGGATTCTTGTTGCCACACCAGGGAGAAATAATAATTTCCCACTCAGCCTTTGACCAAAAATAATAGCGCAGTTCTCTCTTTAATTGTTCTGCAAACGATTCTTTGTCATTATATTCTTTAATGGCCTCTTCTATATAATATACAAAGCTACCGTGCTCAAAGATGTTATAAGTTTCTATTTTTTGTTTATTAACATTGTAGTAATATACATTCCATTTCATTAAGCGTCTCCCATATCCCATAGTGCACTTGTACCTTTTTCAAATCCAAGTTCCGGGATGTCTTTTATGAAAATATAATCGTCATTAATTAGATAACATGGAATACTGAAATGCTCTGGAAAATCATCTTCTTCCGTAAGAACACAGTGGTTCCACATGCTTCTGCTTTTATAAAATTTACAATCACAACATCTCATTTGATTCCTCTTTCTGCTCTTCTTTGTTGCAGTGTTCGCACTTATCACTTGTAATAGTTGCACCACATTTAGGACAAGTTGTTTCTCCGTTCAGTACTAAATCATCATGCATTTCTATGTACTCCATGAGTTGTTTATGATACTCTTCAAACATTTCTAATGTTACTAATTTCTTTTTATCCATGCACTTTATCCTTTAAAATAATCACTTAAATGTTCTATAGGCTTCAACACTATTTCATCATGGTAAATTCCAGATTCAAAACATTCTGAAATCCATTGATCCCAATTATTGTACATAGCTTCTGCACCACATCCACTCTCACCGTTTCTGTCCCTAATGAAACAGCGACCAATCCATTCGGCTTTACAACTTGATTCTGGATATACAATTGTAAAATCAATACCCTCTTTATCAAGAGCTTCTCTTACAGATGCATGACTGCTTACAAATATGCAATCGTACTTGCCGATGTTTTCTTTAATGTGTTTAATATAGTTATTTGGAAAGTCTGGGTTACGAATTTTTCTTACGCCTCTTATCGTATCGCCATTTTCATCTATATTGGTATATAACCAGCTAAACTGACTGCTATCAGAATCAAGAATTTTTAAATCATAATGTTCTTGATGTTCGTATAACCATGTTTTTCCACAGGCAGGAAATACGCTATAAATTTTTGTATTCATATTAACCTCTCAAATATTAAAATCTTCCTTTATAAATGCTCTCCCACAAAACAATGCCAGGTAAATCAGGACACATTTTTCTCCACCGGCTCCACCATTTAATAATCAATTTAAACTCTAGCTTCTGCCACCAATGAAGTTTAACACCAGTTAGAAATTCGTATAATTCGTCTTTTGATAATTCAAGAAATTTTGCATAACCATCATCAATCATTCTTATATCTCCTAAATTTATTTACACAAATTCTCGTACATATATTTATACTCAAGCAGTGCTTCATATTGTTCTTTAGTTAAATATGTGCCGTCAATCTTCTCACCAAAACTAATACCAAGTTCTCCTAATTGCTCAAGAGCAATGTCACGTTCCCACTTAAATTGTTGAACACAAACCAATGCATCAAATGCTCTGTCTACAGCTCTTGCAGTTGCGTATTGGGATTCTCTTTTTAATATTTCGGTAGCATTCTTTCTATATTCTTCTATGTCTTCGTATGTCATTTTCATATTACGCCTCATAAATTCTACTAATAAAATTTTCTGGAACGAAGTCTGTAGTAACACTAATATAAGGAGGTTCTTTTTCTTCGGTTACATAACAAGTAATTGTTATATCTCTAAGAAATTTGTAATCACTAGCAATTTGTTCTGCATTATCAATCAAAGATTGTCCCACGTCTTTTATGTTTTGTATCAATTCTTCTCTGCTCATAATTTACTCCTCAACACAATCTTTTATCTCTACACCAAAACACCATTTCCACATTAATTTCTGAAACAAATTGAAATGTTGATCTACTGGTAAACTTGTTTTATAATGTACATTTCCTATTGAAAGTACGCTTTTAGGTTTTGGTACAAATAAATCGCTACTTTTTATTGTTAATTTTTCGTACATATCCACCTCATAAAATATAATTTTTATTTGCCATCTTTTAACTTATTTAGTTCTTCTACATAATCAAACTTGTTTAAATGCCAAGCGTAACCAGATGCATAGTAGCTTACATTCTCTTCATTTTTTATTAAATTAAGATATTCTGCACAAGCCAACGCCTGTTCTTTGTTATCGAAAATTGCTTCAACCCAAGAATCAATATCTCCACTTTCGTCTATATTGCCATAGACTAGATGTATCTTTTCTACTTCCTTTTCTTCATAAGCATCAAACCAAAACTCGTCCCAGAAATGACCATCATCAAAGACACTCACCCGGTACATGCCACGCTCTATATCGTAATCAACTTCAAAATCGTCACTTATACAAACTTTAATTAGACTCATTAACCCAACTCCTGAAACTCAAATTCTGCACCACAACTGCAACGAACTACTCCGGATGTACCGATCCCGGTAGGAGTAAAATGATATGAATATCTACCGCCAATACATCCTCCAGCTTTCATTCTCATTGCATCAGTTGTTAACCCATGAGCTTTCCTATCATGCATTTCCATCCATTCTTTGATTGCAGCATCTTCACTCTCTGAGATAGGAAATCCACGATAATATTCTGCTTGCATTCTCTCAAATTGCACTTTCATAGACTGAAGTTCAGAGTCTTTGTATGCTTCGTCTTTAAGCTTTTTATTTTCCTCTTCCAAATACTGTATTCGAATATCTTTAAATGAAAATTCTTGTTTAATTTCTTCTAATGTCTTATCAATCGAAATGATCATTATATTTTTACCTCTCGTAATTTTTATATGTTAAACATCCAATTTTTCAAAACGGCTTCCAGGCTTTGATAAGGACACCACGCATTGCTATCTTTATCATAGATACAAATACATAACAGGTGTTTATTAAATATCTTTCCACCTATCTTTGTTTCTTTTAACTCAGAATGAATATCATATGTAACGCCATGTTTAAAACCATTCGAATCTCTTCCAATAAATTTTGCTTTCACTTTTCGTTTTCCTCAAAACTTTCTTTAAGCCACTCTTCTTGTTTCTTTCTACTCCATTTGCCAAGCAGTTTTTTATCTTTGCCTTTGATCCTTTCTTTAGGAAATCTGCCATCACCACACAAGTCGTACCAAGAAAAAGGATAGCGAAAATTAGTTGATTTTCTTGTCATTTAAATACTCCCACATATGTTTCATTCCAAGATTATAAACGCCCATAAGACCACTTTCTTTAAACGCATCAGATAAATCTGCCCTTGTAAGACTAGCTTGATTAGACGCTCTAATTATTACATCTCCCATACGCTCTTCTGTCATTTTTCTGCTACTACTAAACCCATCTGTAAAAATCATGCTACCACCTCTTAAAAATGTATTTTATGTGCAAAAGTGGACATTGAATGTACACTTTTCATTTTTATTTGCTATATTTTTCGTTGTACTCTTTTAATCTTTTACAATACTTTTCGCAACCATCAGAGCCTTTAGAAGAAATGCTACTCCATCCGGTATTGCAATTATTACAAGGATGAATGTCTTGTAGGGTCAGAATAAACAATCTACCATCAGATTCTGCTTGAAGAAGATTGAGGATGTGTTCTGTTACTTTCTTTGCGTGACGATATCCATGAAAATCTACAAATTCATTCATATATCTAATACATAAATCGGCCATTTCTCTATCCATAACTACCTCTTAAAACTTCATTTTTATATGCTTACTTAAACTGTTCAAGATATTTTATAACTTTATTTATAAAGCTATTTCTGCTTAATTCCCACTGATGTTCTCTCTCAAACTCTTCTGTCATGCTGTCGCTAGTTTCATCTACATTAGTATATTTTTCCCCAGATAACCATTCAATTAACTCTGGAATGCTTACCAGAGGAATACCCTTCCATGTGCCTACAATTCCTGTCTTTTTTAATTCTTCAATATCAATATATTCATCTTCATCTTCATTGATAGGTTCGCCACACGCAGGACAACTATCTTTTAATATGATGTCATAATATAAGTCATTCCATGATTCTCTACAATTAGAACACCTATATATTTGACCACCAAACCCGTAGTCTTCAATAATCCAATGTGCCATAACTTTACCTCTTAAAATTTTATTTTTATTATCCAATATATTCTCTTAAATCTACAGTCACGCTTCCACAGTCTTTACAATATATGACCTTTTCTAACTCTGCTTTCCCTAAAACTCTTTTGCAAAAAGAACAGTAATAGAACAGTTCTTGTTTGCATATAGAGTCTACGATTTCTTTAATTTCATTTTCTATATGTTCATTCATAGCTACCTCTTAAAATTCGTATTTTATGTATGGTTTGTAACCACGCTACCGATATCTTTATCCATATAAGTTTTATTGTCAGTTGTACAACATTTATCGCTTGTAGAATATCCACAACTGCAATTATATTCAACAACAGGATATCCTGCGTTATATCTCATATTGAAAGTCATATAACTTCCACACTTAGGACATTTTTCCACAATACACCTCCACATAAAATACGCTTTACCTTACCATAAATCTTCAGACACCAATCTTTCACAAGTATCTCCAGGCTCTCTAGTGTCTGAGATCTGACCACACTTAATTGCATATTCAAATGCTTCTTCTCTAGTCAAAAAGTTGTTTTTATCATCAATAAAACCTTGTGCAATTTCTTTGTATCCTTTTTGTGGTTCAAACCCAAGTAGTTTTAATTGCTCAAATACATTCCAATGTCTGTGACCACAAAGAACAACATCTTCATTTGTTTTGTCTATATGAAATTTAATCGCTGCTGCCAATATCATATTTATTACCTCTTATTCCATTGTGAGTTTTCTATCCGTGCTAAGAACTAAATCTTTAATATAGTCATTTTTACAAGCACCTTTGTTCATTCTAAAAACTAATGGATTCGGTTCTGATTCACTGACAAAATATTCTTTACCACACCATTTGCATTTTTCTCTTGTATATCTTTCATCTGGATATTCTTTAAATCGAATAGTAACCCATCCGGTGTTGGCATATTTATTATCTGTATTGCAAGTAGGACATCTCCAATGACTTTCTACACTCACCCAACTCATATTGCACCTCGTTTATTTATACCATTAACTGTTGAATAATTTCATAAGCTCTATTTCTCATGGTGTCCATTTTCGTATATTCATCACTTGAATAAATACCATAACCACAAGCCTTTCCTAGCAGTTCATCATAATCCGATATGATATCTTCCAACTCAGTTAACTTCTTTCTGATTTCATCCATGCTTATTCCTCTACTTCAATTGTAAATGTATAACTACCATCATGTTTAAAGTGATCCACGCATTCCTCCGCTTTCACTTCAACAAGTTTACACATTGCAAGTCTTTCGCCAGTAATTAAGAAATGTTCACATTGTTCTGACGGATAATTTGGACGAATAAATCTATCGCCATTTCCATCTGTAAAAACATCAAAATCTACTCTTTCCTGGCAATACTCGTCTTTTACTGCATAAATGTTGATAGTATTTAATACTAAAGGCACATCACTAGTTATTAAAAATAATTTGTAGAATTGTTTAGTATAATAAATCTTGTGTAATTGTGGTTCACTAATTTTCATAGCAATTCTTCCTCCACAGTTTCCAAAACTAATCTTTGTACTGTCTTCGTAGCATTGTGATGCTTGAACATTTCTTTCAGCCTGTCAAGAATATTTTCTACTGGCTTTCGTGTGTTCCATACTTTCACAATCGTTCTAAAATTACTAAGGCAGTAATCGTAATCATGATATATATTTTGCAAATGAATATCTGAAATTACAGATTGTGTTTGTACTCCACATCCTGTGCATAGAATATAAATATAATTAGTATCAGACAAACAATCACGTTTTGTAACTAATTTTGCTTCTCCACCACAAAACGGACATCGTTTCAGTTTTTCTTCTTTCTTCTCCTCTGGTGGATTCATATAGTCCCATGAGGCCGCTTCTAATAAACTTTGCATTGTATCATCAAAAAATTTACTCATATTATTTCCTCCAACCAATTGCTTGACCACACTCATTACAGAATTTAGGAAACTCAATTTCATTTGTATAAATTAATGAAAGACAAGATGGACATACACTAATTCTAATTTTAGATCCATCATGTACTTCTTTAACTATTGAATGATGATGCTCCACCGGAATTTGTTTATCTAATGCTTTAATTACATTTTTCATATCATCAGAAGTACACATATTGAGATAAGCATTTGAGTTCCATACCAGTAAAAATTGTTCTCGTGTTTGTTTATTAGTCATTCTTAACCTCACTCTCTAGCCACAACTTGGTCATCTGCTTCGTATCCGGCACCTCATCCAAATCCTGAAAGAACCTACACTTGTCATACAACTCACAATAGGAGAATTCTATTTTTCTATCGGAATCCTCATAGTGGCCAATCACACCATCGCATTTCTTGCAGTAGTTATTGTTCCACCATGTGATACAAGGATCCGTATCATGAGAACAATGCTCATCAAACCACTCTGCAAATTCATCAATATTCATTGATTTAATTTTTTCAAATACTGTCACATGTTTTGAGGTTGTAGTTGTAATATTAGGAATTACATAATTTTTACAAGCTGTACAATGACTATATTTACACATTTCTGTTTCATGCATACATCCACTCATATTGTCTAAATAATTTGCCGTCTGCCATCCGTCCATTAACATATCTTACTTCCTACCCTTTTCTTAATGGATAAAAATCATTACATCTGCTAGGATGTAAATACATATCATCTACTTCATCACTAGAAATTTTTTCAGCAACATCTCTACTGTAACAATCATATAGATATTCACAACATTTACATAAATCGCAATAATAATCTTTAATCATATTTACCTCGACTTCTTATACAACAACCATTTTTCGTACAGTTCTTTCAAAGAGTTGCCTTGAATTATGTGTCGCAAATTACTCGTGCCATACACTTCACAAAGCATATCATCACTTTCATTTGCGATTTCTTGAATGAATTTATATAACTCTTCCATATCTTGAACTTGTTTTTTAATATCGTTTATATTTGCTTCCATACACGTCTCTTAGTTTTACAACGGGCGGCGAGCTGTAATTTTTATTAGTCCACCGCCACTTAAACGAGTTTCAATTTCTTAGATCGCGAACTTGGAAAGTACTGTGTAGATGTCCTTTTCGCACTCTACATAAATTGTATTCCAATCAACTGTATGAGCAGTGTGTTCACGATGCTTCTGCAGTCTTGCTGCCAGAACAATGGAACCCAGCAAGCTCTTCGCACTTAAATACCACTCGCAGTCATTCTCGTCCTTACCTCTCATCATTACTTCTTCCGGGATCTTAGAACAGATCTTGGTAAACTCTTCGATCTCGTCAAGTGTATTTAATGCAATATAAACTCTGTACATCTGATTTTCATTTGTGTTATTTTTCATTTTTATTTTCTCCTTTGCATTATTACTAAATTATTTTATTCACTTATGGCATTTATTTATATCCATGTCTTCCGGTAAACACACTACCATTGAAGACATTTATTTTAAAAATTTCAGAAACGCATGTTTCACTGTTAATAGAATTAATTAGTTGTCTAAGTTTTCTGACGGCTTCTTCTGAATCATTTGCCATGACAAGTGCTACATCACGAGTATAAGCAGCACCATTATCTACTTCAAAATCAATTTTAAACAACATCGTTTCTACCTCTACTTAACATTTGTTTTATTTATACACTTCTTTCCACACAAGTGCTTCTCCACATTCGTGACAATAGTTTTGTCCAAGCTCTACTTCATTTTCGCAATTAGGACACTCATAAAACAAAGCGTCTGTTATAATAATTTCTGCCATAATTTTTACCTCTTAAAAAATCAATCTTAATCAATATACTTTTTCCTGCCATCTACAATTTTCCAGAATAAGTAGCCTGTTTTTGGAATAGATTTCACATTCTTAAATTCTTCTTTTGTATAACTTTCGATTATGTTTGGAATTCCTTCTCTCGTCATTAAGAAATGACTGATTGGTATAAAATCAATTCCATCCGCATCAAATTCTATCATTTTTTCTAAATAATAATTCATTAACTTACCTCTTAAAATTCATGTTTATAACAACGAGTTATCTTCAAACAAACAACTTCCAACAATTACATCGTACCAACCGTCTTTATCAACAATTTCTTCTACATACAAAGCTATTCTGTGATTAGGACGTGTAAATGTTTTCCATAAACATTCTATTAAATCAACAAAAAATTGCTTCACATCATTAATGTCTTTTGCATAGTATGAATCGCAATCAATTAAAAAAACTTTATTGTTTACACAATTATAGAATTCATTTGTGTCTCCAAAACATCCAAAACGACAATCTATTGGTATATTTTTTGATTCGCATAAATTATAGATGTATTCATATATCTCCATATCTTCTTTAAAAGTTTTCATAGCTACTCCTCTTCTGCTAGATCCATAGAAAGTATTGTGATCTCACTAATAACCCTTAAATAAGGACACTTCTCTACCACCTCATCATCAGCGATGCAATATTTATCTTCTGATGAGTGTCTGCAATAATTTGCCATGAAGCATTTACTTAGTAATTCCAATGATTCAAATCTATTCATGTGTTATTACTTTTTCTTCTCTCTTCTTCTCTTGACAATTTCTTTTCCAACCTCAAAAAATATAATCAAGGCGACATCTATAGCCAGTAAAATCAAAAACCACTTTAAGCCCAGCCATAAAACTAATAATAGTGACTCAATCATTATTCTTCCTCTTTCTATACTCATCGCGCTGTATGCATTGGCCATAATAATAAGTTTTTTCCTTAGTACTACAGATCACTTTAACCCTAGCTTTATTGGCATCATCTATAAATCCAGATTCACACGTTTCGCACTGTGCTGTATTTGTTACTTTACTCATTTATTCACTTCCTTAGCTCCGATCTTCTTAAGCTGCTCCTCAATATTTTTGTTAATGACTTCTAGGATTTCATATTTGCCATATTCTAAATGATAAAAAGGCGCATATCTTTCATTTGTTCCGTAATTAAAAACGTTGATGGAAATTTCTCCGGTCTGCAATTCCACAATTAGCTCACATTCTAATGTTGTGTATTTCTTGTATTTATGTACCGGAAAACGAAGCGAATAAATATCTGTCTCGTCACTCATTAGTTTGTTATAATGAAAACCCTTACTGTACAAATCATCTTTTGTAGTTTTTAATTTATACTGCATAATCTTCACCCTTTCTAATATAAGCCAATAGCTGCATTTACAACGTTTTCCAATAAGGCCACTCTTGTTAATAAACCAACTCCACCAGGAACCGGAGTAACATATGTATCTTCGAAGACTCTTTCTACGCTTTCTCTATCAACGTCTCCACACAATTTTCCGTCCTTATCTTTATTAATGCCAACATCTACAATAATGTCGGGATAATTAAAGTTTAAGCCGTCAAAAAGTTTGGGTTTACCAACTGCAGAGATAATAAGGTCCGCATTCTGAGTAAAATACTCTAAGTATAATGTCTTGCTATTGCAACAAGTAACGGTAGCACCCTTATCAATCAACATATTTACTAAAGGCTTGCCAACAATCTTACTTCTTCCAATGACTACCACATCCCTACCAGATACATCGTACTGGTTGTAATCCAGCCAGTCTATAATACCCTTTGGGGTACAAGGCTCGAAGTTACTGTCTCTTCTGAATCCATCAACATCCTTTTCTGGACTGATGCACTTTTGAAGCTTCTCTACATCGTATTTATCCGGAATTGGAAGCTGAATAATGATGCCATCAATTGCTCTGGAGCTATCAAGATCCTTTATAATATCCATCAACATTTCTTCTGAAATGGATTCATAATCATAAATGTAATGATGCAAGCACTCAATTCCTACTTCTTCACAATCTTTTTTCTTACCTTTAATATAGGAATTACTAGCAGCGTTATCTCCAATCTGGATTACGCATAAGCAAGGCTTTTTATTTAAAAGAGAAATTCTCGTTTTCAAATTTTCTTTTTTTGTTTGAACATATTCCTTACAGGAAATAATACTTAATTTGTCCATAATACTACCTTTCCTTCTTTGAGGGACTCTTTAACATCAATAACTCTTTGATTTGAAGAACCTACCCATGGAAGGCTAGGACTTCGTTTATCTTCTTCATATCTTCCGTCTACAAGGACATCTACATAATTTAAAATCTGTTGCCTTTTGTCGCTCATTATTTCTTCATATGTATATCCTGTGTACAACCAAATTGTTTTCCCAACACGTCGTTTGACATCTTTACATAAATTCAAAACCATATCAATGTTATCTGCGAATAACGGATCTCCCCCAGATAAAGTTAATCCGGATATATAATCCTTTTCCAATTCATTGAACATTTCGTAATAGGCTTCATCATCAAATCCTATTCCGCTTTCAGGATCCCATGTCTGAGGATTCTGACAGTCTTTGCAGTGGTGGCTACAGCCTGAGAGCCATAAAACGACTCTCAGGCCGGAACCGTTATTCATGTCTGGACAAGTTATGTTGTGATAATTCATAATTAAGCTACCTCTTTTTTTTGGAACAGTAAGTTTGTACAATTCCATCCTTAGATAATAAGGTAATTCATCCTTATATTTTTCATAAAGTTTCTTCATTGCTACATGATCATGTCTTTTATAATTGATTAAATTGTTTATTTCTTTTGGAAGCAAACAACAAGTACTTGGTGAATATACTTTATTCCCTTCATACAAAAAATCTTTATCCAGCTCTAAAGGATATTGACAGTCATATTTATTCCTGTTATACCATTCTGCAAAATTTTGAAAATTGCAAAAATCCTCAGATACAGAACATCCTATATAAGTATGTTGTTTTTCCTGGTATTTTTCATCGTAACATCTAACAAACATGCTAAACCATTTTATATATTCTTCTGTTTTTATATTATTGTTTCTAGCACTATATTTGCCATGACCATAATATCCAACGCCATAAACTGATTTATGATATGGGTATTTTACTTGTCCCTTTTTAATGTTTTGAAGAGTAGACCAGATTTGTAAATCCGGTCTTTCTTCAAATTTAATTAGCACATTTGCTTTATCAATATAATCAATTATTTCTACGTTATATCCTTCGTTTGTAATATATTGTGATCCTATAATTTTTCTAAAATCGCTTAAAATATAATCACTTCCTATCACATCGAACGCCTGTCGGCTATCTCTGAATTCTTGGCCGAATTATATCGGGTGTCTCCGTGAACTCTTGTAAATCCTAAATCCTTGATACCCTTACTTTCGTAATATTTAAAAGGGAGTGGAGTACACAATCTCATTTTACTGAGTCGAAATTATACTCTCTGAACGTCCTCCATCAGCATTATCTGTTAAGGAGTTTCGATGCGTCTGAGGAACTTCCATCCTCGGTTGCCCAATCCTAAGAATTTTTATGGTATGTGCTTACGCTACTCCGCATTCACGTTTGCCATTTCTAGCTCCGTTGTAGCTTCTTAGGCTCTAAGGGTTTTCCCGCAGTTTATTCGATTTTACATGGACTGTTTAGGCAGTCAATCCATTCATTCTGTCAATCTTTGTGATCATCCCACTACCGCACTGAGGACATACATCCATCTCAACTTGCTGGTAACCACAATCCTCACAGTAACAAAGTGCCAAGTTAACTCCTTCATAAAAACCTTTTTCCATAGCTCTTAATACAAGAGTTCTGATTGCTTCTTTATTGTAATTAAGGTTGTATCTTACATACTGAATCTTTCCACCGTTGAAGAAATTCCAGAATCTTTCTTCTTTATCCTGCTTCTCAATAGGAGACATTTCTTCAGATACGTGACAATGGAAACTGTTACTTACATACGCTCTATCTGAAACATTTTCTACAATACCGTATAGTTTTCTAAACTGCTCTACCTGTAAACCACAAAGACTTTCAGCCGGCGTACCGTAAATTGCATACAGAATATTATCTTCTACCTTAATACGGTTCGTATAATCGTTAATGTACTGCATAACTTCTAATGCAAATTCACCATCTTCTCTGATTGACTTTCCATTGTATAATCTTTGCAATTCATTCAAAGCAGTGATGCCATAACTCATTGTCATAGGAGGCAAAATCTTTTTAATCTTTTCATCTGGATCAAGATTTCCACCATAGAAACCACCTTCGCAATACATTACTGGATTGGTAGAAGCTTTAAGTTCTCCAATATAATCATAAGTACGCTTATGCAAATTTCTGATTAATTCAAGATAGTAATCTAATACTTGATAAAAATCTTTGCTCTCTTTTCTAGCTTTTGCCAGAATCATAGGAAGATGTAGTGATACAACGCCAAGATTGAAACGACCTTTAAATACAGGCTTATCATTTTCGTCTGCAGGATACATACCACCTTTCTCGTACCAAGGAGAAAGGAATGCACGACAACCCATAGGACTTACTACTCTGCCATATTTCTTATACATTTCTGCAACGTATCCTTCACCAGTAAGAGATAGCCAATCAGGATACATTGTCTTACTACTACACTCAATTCCGGCATTAAATACATCTGCGTTAGGATACTGTTCGCTACCATCACCATGTAAATTCTTGTCATAAAGGAATACAATCTTAGGAAATAATACTGGACGCTTAAATCCTTTCTTACCTTGTCCTTCAGAATGGACTTTCAGTAATGTAATGGCTGCCATCTTACCAAAGATATCTGTTGCCAAACCGATTGTCATTGTTACAAAAGGATAATCGCCTCTTGAAGATCCTACGGTATTAAGTTTATATTCGATACCTTGCCAACCTTGTTCAAAATCTCTTTGTACTTTTTGAGTTGCATAAGTTTTTGCAAAATTTATATTTCTTTGTCTTCTTATTTTAGCTTTTCTTTTTAATTTTTCTGTACGTTTTTGTTTTAATGTTTGTGGCAAAATTTTATAAATAAATCTTATTATCTTGTTCCACCAAAAAATTTGAAATTCATTTTTATATATATAATCTATAATTCCACAAACTTCATCATCACTTGTGCTTATTATTGCATAACCAACTCCATAATCTTCAATTTC